AATAATGTTGATTGGAAAGAACAATTTTTGTTGGTAATGAATCGTGTATTATCGCAAGACTTTGGTAGTGTTGGTCCAAATGAGCGGGTTCAAATCGAAGACGTATTATTCGAATTATATACGTGGAACAATCAATCATTAAAATCAAACGGTATTACAGCCTTTAGTTACACCGCTTCTTCTGCTGGTCAGTCGTTCCCCATGGAATTGGTGCCCGTTGAACTTACATCCGACTCACCAATTGAAAAACGCCCAGAGCGCAATGCCAAATTCTCATTACTATATGGTTCCGATGGTCTTGGTGACGGCTCAGATACTACAGGGTTTTTCTGTTTTACTAAACAAGGAACATTGCAGATTGATGAGCGGAATTTTGATGGTATTACACCAAATCAAACTATCGATATCGAAATTAATAATATCAACGAAACCGATGTATGGTTAAATAATGTTAACGCATCCTCTCGCGAAATATTAGTTACTGACCCCGTGGAAGAAATACTTCCACACTTGGCAGATGGTGCCACGCGCTACGGCGAATGGTTCGAAGTAGATTTGGCTAACGGTCAGAATGTTATCTTTAATACTGACAAAAACAGACAGAAATACGAACTTGAAGCATTAGATAATGACCAAATTAAAATTATTTTTGGCGACGGCGAATTTTCTGAAATCCCTTCAGGTGCATTTGATGTTTGGCTCAGAGTATCCGCAAACAGCGACACCCTAATTCAGAAAACTTCTGTTATAGATAAGCCCACTACGTTTACGTATCTTGACTTAACCAACACAGTACAAACGATTACTTTCACATTCTCGTTGATTAGTTCTTTACAAAACAGTTCAGTATCGGAAGATATTGAACATATTCGCCGCGTAGCGCCGGGCGTTTATTACACACAAGATAGAATGGTAAATGGCCGCGACTATAATTCATTCATGCTTAAAGACCCATCTATTCTTAAATTACGCTCAGTCAATAGAACGTTCTCTGGTGATTCTAAATACATATCATGGCATGACCCCAAAGAATATTACGAAGATGTGAAAATTTTTGGCGAAGACCTTGCCTTGTATTGGACAGAGAAAGCGCCATTAGATGGTGCACTAGCAACAACAAACACGTTCTTAAATCCTGATGAAGTATTGACGAACATGATTGAACCATTATTGTGTAGCGCCGATTTTTATAATGTGATGGTAGAAGAATTTGCAAATGCTGGCAGACCGATATCAGAAATAAGATGTTTCTTTAGTTCTACAGAAACAATCGCAATTACCGCTGCGTTAACACAAGCCTCAACAGCATCCACACCAGTAGTTGATTTGTGGTTTTCGGCTTCTGCTGCTGCTGGAAGTCCCATATTAGATGAGTGGACAACCGAAGCAGATTACACGGATTCACTTTTCATGATTCGTGTAGAAGCACAATTCACTGCAAGTATTTTATCTGGTTGGTCAGTAAACTGGCGCACCAAGCGCATGTCTGCACAGTCAGAAACAACTAAATTTAGAAACTCAAATACTACCGCATCTGTTATAAACTTCGACACATTAAGTTCTAACGATGATAATATTGTGGTCTTGGCTGCGAACACCAACGCCACAGGGAATGTCATATTTACAGAGAACCGTGATTATAATGTCTTGGGTCAAGAATTGGTTGAACAAAATTTACCCAACGCTGGTCTGCCTGATGATAATAGATTGTCCGTAATTCCTACAGATACCACCGATGATGGCATCCCTGATAATTTGACGCAATTAGACTTACTAAATGCTACAGAAACGTTTACTTCACCGGGTATTGGAAGCCTACCATTTACTATTGATAATTTGTCTTATGTAGATACTAAAGGTGCCGAAACTCTTACTGTGATAGTAGGTACCACCGAATGGGTTGAAGGTACAACCGGTAATACGTGGGCAGAGGAAGCTGGAAGTGCGACCGAAAAAACATCTATAATATTAAATGCAAACCCTGCGGCGGATGTTGTTGTCTCCTCAAAACAACATGTTTACTTCACGCGGTCATCTACCACAGACGATTGGGCACCGGTTCCATCATCTACAACAATAAAAGCTAGTTGGTTGGTAGACATAGCAACCGGCACAGAAGATTTAATAAAGCGCGAATATGGTAGATATCCATTGAACTTTGCGTGGTTCTACACTACACCACGCTTACACCTTGTAGACCCTGCACCATCTAATATAATTGATACATTTATTATTACCCGTGGATATTACCAAGGCTTGCAGCGCTGGTTGGAAAACAAAACTGATACGAAACCAACACCACCAACCCCGTTAGATTTAAGAACTGCGTATTCTGAACTTCTTGAAAGTCGTATGATATCCGACACTGTTATCCTACAAACGGGTAATATTAAGATATTATTTGGTCCAAGAGCTATTCCAGAATTACAAGCCAATTTTAAGGTTATTCGTCCAACGATAAACACCCTCACTGATAATGAAGTCAAGGTTAAAATCATTGAAACGATGCGGACTTATTTTGACCTTAATTATTGGGATTTTGGCGAAACCTTCTTCTTTACAGAAATGTCGGCTGCTATTCACAATGAACTTGGTCCTGAGATAAAATCCATAGTATTGGTACCAACATTCAATACTAACCAGTTTGGTGATTTATTTCAAGTACAATCCCGCGAAAATGAAATTTTTGCGATTGATATAAGCACAACCAACATTGAAGTAATCGAATCATTTACACCTGAAAATATTCGCCAATAGCCGTTTTTTGCATAATGTTCCTATGATAAATACTTGGAACACTTGGAGAATATAGAACAGTGGCAGATAATAAAACAGATTATACGAAAGCGCGCATGGACTTACTCAAGCTCTTACCAGAGCCGATGCAGTCTGACGTCAATTTAAGCCTATTTGATAACATTTTCAACCGTTATTTAACTAAACAAGAAGTAGAAAAGGTTGCTGGTTATATAGGTCGCGGAAATCCGTTCGCCCTCCGTTCACGCCAAATTCATGAGCAGGACGTACACCGTCAGGCATTTCAGTTACAACCAATCCCCTATAATAAAATAGGTTCCGTTGAGCATATGACATCGTGGGTGGATATGCAGAAGGAACTTGAGCGTCTTGGTGTTGATGTTGACAAATTTAATGAATGGGGTACCACACAGAAATTCAACTGGGTACCACCAATTGATATAAACAAGATAATCAACTATCGTGATTACTATTGGGTTGATTCAGAAGACCCGAATTCAATTCCGCAATACATTACAATCCGCAACACTTGTTCGACGGCAACCGCGAAACTCAATTTTTGGGAAAGTTTAATAGAACAATACCGCGCCACGTTTCTTATTGATGGCGTTCTACCAAGTGACGCCGATACTGTCACCTTTAATATCACGGAATTTTCTTCTGCGCCGAATACTATAAAAGTAGAAGGGGATGTCACCGCCGATATTTTCTCTGGTGACCATATCGATGTAGTCGATACTGCGAATAATAACGGAACGTATCGCATAATCACCATACCATCTTATAGTGGGATAACTAACGAAACTACCCTAATTGTCGATTCGGCTATTGTTGCAGGCTCACCAATTACAACCGCTGTTGTTGCACTTAGACGCTTCGATAAAATAGTATTACCTGCTAATACCACATTGGTCGGCTCACCAGCTGTCGCTATAACAGATGAAGGAAACTATATAGATTTGTTTGTGGAAGGTTTCACATTCTTTATTCGTGAATCTACCAATACAGATTTGGGTAACGCACTTGTGGAAACAATAAGTTCCACTTATGACGCCGTCAACAAGGAAACAATCGTATTAATCAATCATAGGGTTACTGACGACACTGCTGATGGTGAAGTTTCATTAGAAGAACAACTATCCATATTCGAACTCGATATGAATTGTCAATGTGGCAATTTTGGTGGATGGGACGTAGCATTATGGGACGATAACCCACTCGCACCACTTTGGGGCGACGTTGAAGATGCGGCGGGTAATCCGGGCACTGATGACATCTCCGACCACACCAATTTAATTACTAGAATAAGTAACGCTGGCGCGCCAGTTGCAGGTGCTGGTATTGAAGGTGAATTGTGGTACGATACTAACGCTGATATTTTATACCAAAATAGTTCGCCGCCACTTACATCCACAAACACCGAAACGTTTGCAGCATCAGGAAGCCCAGTTAGTGGCGTGTTTGATGTTGCTAGTCCAATATCAACAGATACTATTGTCGCGGCAGCTTTAATAGGCTCCCCAAATACTTCCCTTAATGTATCATATACTGCTGATGGCACATCCACCACAGTAACTGTCCTTGACGCTTTAGTTATTGGCGATGTACTAGAAATAACATACGAAACACCAGTATGGACTGTAATTTGGAGAAACTTCAGTCTCTTGCTAGACCAAACCACGGGTATTAGTCTATGGGATGAATCGTTAAGTTGTGATACGCGCCCAAGGGTTGAAGCCACACAACAATGGATTAGTCAGAACCACTGGTTCCATAAGAACGATGTAGACAACTTTACATCAGTTCAACGTGCAAATCAACCAATTATAGAATATGATTGGGATTTGGAATTAAACGAATGGACGTATATCAACTACAATTGGGCTTACAGAGCAGCAGAAGAAGATGCGTTTGAAGCTACAACATTAAAACCACCACACATCGAATTAGAAAAACTAATTTGGTGGGAGCATGAAGATGCATCAAGTAACGAAATAGTTTTCGATGACCGTTATGGTGATATGACAGATTATTTTATTGAAGGTAGAGAAGTATTCTTCATCGATGTTTTACTAAAAACAACTTATTACGTCGAGTCATCGTCCTACAAATCAGTAACAACAGACATCCCACATAGAACATATGTTACATTCACTGCGCGCCCACCAGAAACATTGGTTGGTAGCCCAGCATCTATTTTTAATTTAGCGGACAACCGCCCGAATGCAATCCCTATTGAACCTGTCCGAACATTACAAGGTGATTTATGGGGCGAATATAGCAACCACTGGTTATTCGTCAGTGCTGATGATAATCTTCCAGCACCACACCAAGGCATCAATCCATATATTGCTATTGCCGACTCGCAAGTCGCCGTAACCGCATATGGTGTGGGTTCGCCACCAGTGGTAGATTATACCCTTACGGCAGGTTCACCCGCAGCGAATACCTCTGTGTTTGATTATACAACATCACTTTACGCACAAAACTATTTGTTGAATATTGACCATAGTACTTTCATGTTGATTGATACTATACCATTAACCACAACTCGTCCAATGACGCGCCGCGCATTATTTGGTTATGATGACATCCGCGTATACGCAGCGGATGCTGTGTTGGAGAACGTTGTCCGCGAATTTGGAACATACGACGAAATTGGTGAAGTTGTATTTGATATTACTGATATTGATTTTGATAATGACGAATTTATAATCGATACCTCCACGTTAAATTTTGACCCATATGACCCTGCTGCCCCATATTTCACTGTAGGTGATAGTATCCTCGTATCTGATAATACTGGAATTAGTGCTACCGAATTTATAATCACAACCCCGACAACCACCAATAGAATTCGTGTCGTTGGTAGTATTCCTCTTAATACTTCCATTGATGGAAATATATCAAATATCACCTCCCCGGTTCGACCAGAGGATGGTATAGGGTTTACAAACTCTGAGCATGTTACGGTATATGTTACGGGCGTAGAATTCTTCACAGCACACCCCGCAGGCGTGAACGTGAGAATTATAGTAGGTGAAGCTTCTATTGATGAAATTGGTACGGGTATTATTCCCGTCCGTATGGAAGAGGCTAATGATACATATGCTGGTGATATACCAATTAGTACAACAGGATATCGTTTTGTAGAACAACTTAAAACTAAAACTAACCAATATCCATTGTTTGATATTTTTACAGTAGATGGGTTACCTGCATATAGAACAAATTCAATATTTGGTTATAGGACTTCAAGTGAAGAATCAATCAACCAAAATGTAGGATTAAGGATTGTCCATGATGCTGTTAACGATATATATGAATTTGACCAATTCCTATTAGACGAAGATAATGGCGAATTGTTTGCGTATAGAGATTATGCAAACAAAGCTAACGACTATTGGTATAACAGGGAAACGGGCGAATTGAAATTCTGGGATGATATTCGTTGGAGTGACAAAACTATTATGGCGGAATTCTACAGACGCGCTATTGTAAGTGCTGTAGAACCAACCGCAGATGAACGCGATATCGATGGGTTATATTGGTACAATACAACCACAGATATACTCTTTAAGCGCGATGGTAATAATGCAACCGGCTCATGGGTTGAAATATCAAGTGTTGACCAGTTAATAACAGATGCAAATCTACAAACTATCTGGAAAGCGGGCACAGATGAAGATTTGTATATTCCTGATGAAGTAGATTGGGTGCGTCGTTCCGAAGTTGAATACAACGATGAACGCACTGAGTTTATCGAAGCTAGAGTGCTTGAACTTCTTACAATAGACGACACAATTACAGAACCAGAAGCTATTATACAAGCTACTGCCGAATGGTACGAAAGTCAATCAAATCACATTTCGCCTACTGGTATTTGGGTTGGTGACTGGGAAATTCCAGACCCACTTTACTTTAACCATTTGCACGAAAATAGAAAGTATCTTGATTCGTCAGAATTGCTTACTCATTTTACAACGATAATTAATGAACAGCCAACCATACCCGGCTGGACAGGTACCAAAGCAGGACAATTTAACATTGTACATATTAATGATGTTAACTATGCACTCGGCGGGACAATTAAAGAATTTAATAACGGCTTCGATACATTAATATCGTCTGTTATGGTTAATAACGTAACGCCACGTTCCTTGATTGAATTTGCACACGACCAGTATGAAGGACTTCTCAATACTATTAAAGAAATCTACAGAGAGAATTCGGTGGATGTGTTAGCCGATGTTAGTACAGAAGCTATACTTGATGTCTCGCCTATTATGGCAGATACTATTATCGATTTCTATGAGCTGAATGATTACTACGCATTTGTATATGGTGATACTACAACCTTCACTGATAACGATGGCGACAACGACCTTGGTGTTAGAAACTGGATTGCCACCCTACCATACCTTAATTTAGTACACAGGTCTGTTCCTGAAAGAACCATTGATGACGCATTAGGTTTAAATGAAATTGCTCACCACGATGGACACCGTGACTCGTATGAAATTACGGAAGCAACAGAAGGTGTCATTGCTTCTACGTTAATAAACACACCAGACCCACGCACCAATGGTTTGACTTTAGGTGTTGCCTCAACAAACTTACCCGCAAATAATATAACAGAATTCGAAGCGGCTTTTGATTCAATTCTATCGCGTTCTGGTGTATATTGGCATTACACGACAACACAAGACTTATATCGTTACGTCGTTGCCGCGTCGGGATTACAAGAACCCGAATCAATTTACCCCGACGGTACATTGTGGATGGACTTAACTCTCGGATTAGAAACCCTACGAATTAAAAATACAGACGATGATAGTGTAGTTACTTGGGATGTAGTAGACGGTCTTACTATTGGCGACGGCAGATTGCATAATGGCAGTGACCCAGCAGACTTTAGTACAGCAACTGTTTCTGCGTGGCAGTTGATAGATTTGAATATCATACTTGGTGATGTTATTTTTGAAGTTGAAAACCGCTTATATGAAAATGCTCCTGCGGATGTAACCACACTTAATTATGATTTTGAAACAACAAAACAAAACAACCAAATTGACTATTTACAATACCTTGCTGAAGCTTTCCTTTCGCATGTATCGCAGAGTGAAATCGATGAACCATTTGCTAACGTAGACTTTGACGTTACGGAGCCATTTACGTGGAACTATAAGCGTTCTACTCCGGGTGGTAGTGCGACTATCTTAACCGCTAGTGATTTAACAAATTCATTCACGGTGTCGGGCGATGAAACCGCATTTGGTGCACTTACATTCTTTTACGTCAATAATTCTCTTGTTAATAATGGTACATGGAAACCTCTGTCTGCGGTTTATGATGCAAGCCCCGACACTACGACAATATACGTCGAGGGTGATGTGCAAGATGGTATTAGTGGTACTATATATTCTGGTGAGTTGCCAAGCCTAATAACAACAGCAAATCCAAACAATCTTAATGATGGCTCCGAATCAGGTGGCGATTGGCGCGACTTGTATGAAAAAATTTATACAACCCCATATCCTCACTTAGAACCATGGGTTTTACAGGGTTATGCTTCCAAGCCTGACTATTGGGATACTGAATACGAAAATGATGACGTTGATATGTGGGGTGACCGCATATGGAAATATAAGCATGGTTTTGATGTTACCGCTATAAGCACAACAAACGATGCATTTAGCGTATCACACGAATTTGTCGAAGCATTTGCTCCATCTGCTAGTTTCACTATAGACAATAGTGTAACACATGCAGGCGCATATACATTAAAGGACTTGGATACAATTCAAACAGTTGTGCCCGGCATTGCGGGTCTTGCAAACTTTGTAGTAGATGATACTTTGAATTTTGCTTCAACCACGTATATACAAGGAATGAAAATTGCGGTAGTAGATGCTGCTAATGAAATTACACAAACCTATGTAATTAAAAGTGTAGAAATTGCTTCCTCGCCAGCCACTGTAACAATCGTTGTCGAAGAAGAAATATTAGTAGGTGATATAGTTGCGGGGGTTGACCACATCCACGGTGCGGTGCATTCGCCTATTACGAACACGACAGACCTTTATATCACAGCTGCTATAAGCACGGCTACTCCAGTTGATGGTAGAATTGCGGTTCGCCATGGTATGTGGCAAAATATCCTTACTGGCGTAATTCCAGCAGGCGAAGCATATCCTAATGGAGTCGTTTCCGTTGCGGGTGTACCTGCGGACGATAGAATTACTAATGGACTATCTATTGACGACTTGCCAATATTTGATTACTTTAGTGTAAACATAGATAATATAGAAGTCAGTGCCGATGGTGGTACAACAAACTTCGCACCAGATAGTATACTACCACCATATTGGGATTACACAGCTATGTATCCCACACTTGCGAATATCGACAAACCTGTACGTTCTTTATACTTTAATTTCAGCGCGGAGATTGTTGCTCCAAACGCCAATTATGTCTTTAATGACAGCGGTCCTGTTGAATGGGAATGGAAGGCATCTTCACAATTCTTATATGACCAGCTTGCAATTGCGTATAGAATAGACCCTGCGAATTTTGTATACCAAACATTCGGATTTAACTTTACAACTATTGGTGGTTTGTTAATTGACAGAGACACAAATAATACAACAAGCCATGCACGAACAAATTTCCATGGTGATGTTGTTGATAATACACAATTCATAAGCAACGGCACCAACCAATGGTATGTCAACTTTAATAGATATGAAGGATATGATACAAACTTCTCAGACTTCCAGTCATTGTGGACACTGTGGACAGCACCAATAACATATCAATTTGCTTCTTATGTTGATACGCCTTCATTAAGTGTATCACACAGATATATCGATTTAACAGACTTCGACTATAATATAACTTCTAAGCGTTCACCGGGCGTTGAAGATTTCTGGATGGACGCAATGAAAATCCAGATATTAACAATACCGTATGACATCGCCAGATACAACAATCAACTTGATTGGAGATTTGATATTAGGACTAATATTTCACAATCGCGTGAAATAGAATATTATGATGTACATAACTACCAATATTATGTAGATACAGACACGAATGAATGCACCCTCTATACTTGGGATATTGCAGACACTGACACATTTGATAATACTTTTGCAATTGCTGGCGACCACGAAGACATCTTCGCCGCCAATAGACAGGTAACGGTTTCAAACTCTAGCGGAAACGATGGTGTATACACCGTTGAATCGTCGTTATATGATACTATAACTAAATTAACCACTGTTACCGTCACCACACTTGTTACATCAACAATTGTTGATGGTATTATCGCATTGACATATAGAACAATACCATGGGAAACAGGCGCAGGTGTGTATCTATCCACAACAGAAACAATGCCAATACCCTTGGATACTGATACTGTTATTGGAACTACAAAGTATTTTATCATTAAAACCTCTGATACTACATTTAAATTAGCTAACACATCTGCGGATGCGTTAGCAGGTACAGAAATCCCAATTGCCACAACTGGTGTTGGTGACCAATACGTCGGCGAATTATTTAGCACCTTTACAGTCGATACCTCTGCTGACATACTATGGCGCCAATTTGCAATAGATAAAACAAATACACTATCTTGGTCAACACCAAAACAAATCCAAGGCATGCAGCGTTTGGTTGATATTATTCGTGGCTATGAAGCTTTCACTTTGGATAGTGGATGGGTTGTTAATGCAGATAGAGCACTTCGCGACACAGACACGGGCAATATCGTTTCATGGCAAGTAGAAATTGAGCGGTTTATAGATTATGCGTATACTACACGCATACGTCGTAGTACCGTTAATGATAGATATCCAGTAACCGTTAACTATACTACTGATGAATTTATATTTGTTGATACTAATAATGTATTCATAACATCTGACCCTGTTGTAATGGTGTCAGACAACGCAGTATACCCAACACCATTAGCACAAGGTATCACTTACTATGTGATACGTGATGCGCTGGATAGAGTTAAACTCGCAGCATCGTCAACAGATGCGGAGGCGGGTAATGCTATAGATATTTCGTCACCAGCCAGCGTTGGAAACTTAGCACTTTCTACATCAACGGCAGGTAAATTCTTAATACCACCATTTGAAGTAAATCCATTCCGTAATGCGATATGGTTTAAGCAACCATCGGGAATTGTGTCTAATATTATTACTGGACCGGTCGAAGACATTCGTACATCACAATTGATATTCGACCAAAATGGCAACACTATCGAAGTCGATGCTCTGCGTGTATATCGTAGAGATACAGAAACAAAGATTATAGTTAACGATTCGGTTAATACGCAACCAGAAGTATCATTTACTGATGCAGAATACAACTTCCTACACTTAGGTGGGTTGCATATATTTACAGACTCTTACGAACATGCTATGTTATTTAATAATTACTCAGCAGCCGATAATTTATTATATGACCCATTCATTGGTTTGAACGTTACTAAGTATGAAATGTTATTTAATAGAAATCCAGAATTTACTGGCCGTCCTAATGTGGGTGGTTATTACTTAGAAACATTCTTTAACCAAGGCGCGAACATCAAAGAAAACTTTGAGGCTGGTGTTGAAAATCTGCGGTATGCTTATGATACCTACGACAACCTTGAAAGTAATGCAATGACAACACATTCCCGCGATGCGCTGGGTTATGAAGGAGAACGCGACTATTTAACTAATTTGAACGTATCAGAAAAATCGCAATTTATTTTTTGGCGCGGACAAATACAAACCAAAGGTTCTGTAAATGCAATAAAAGCTTACATCAACTCAAGAAGATTCATTGATGCTAAGATTGATGAATTCTGGGCTATTAAGGTCGCAGATTTTGGTTCAGTTGCCGAAAAGGAATATCCTGAAATGTTTACGACTACAGTCGATGCCCGGTCAAATGAATTCAAAGTTGAATTTATTGACAACAACAACGACGGCACGAACGTCACTGATGGTTTTGTTCCAATTAAAATGTCAGATACCGAAAGATGGTATAACCAACCATTGCAAGTAGAAGTACTTAGAAACAACGGCAAGGTTATGTATTTCGATATGAAGATTGTATCTAAGATGGAAGCAGAAGGCTCACCACCAACGTTCCCTGTATCGTATGATGGTAATTACATAGTTCATGGAATGGATGTTGACGCAGTGACGATGACGAATGCAGGCGCCGAATTCATCGACTTCGAATATGTTAACCCTTATATAATTAAGATGACAGGCTCACCATTACCAAATATAGATGATTTGAAAATATACGGCTATGTTGCTAATAACGACGCCCAAAATCCAAGCAGGCTTATTGACCGCGATGCGGAAGTACAACTCTCAACAATTGAATATTGGGACCCAGCGCGTGGTAATCATTACAGTAATGCGATACACAATGTTGATATGCAGAATACAGATGACCCTGCGGTATATGTAACAACGCCACAAACGATAATAGATACTAGGGCATGGACAACAGCATTTGTTGGTACTTCGTGGATGGACACGTCTACCATGGATTATGTTCCATACCACAGCGATAATGTAATAACCGACGACGTTATTAGATTCAGAGAGTGGGGACAATTATACGACTACGCTAGTGTTAACTTGTACGAATGGGTAGAATCTGATGTGCCACCAGAATCTTGGGATAGTATTGCTGAAACGGAAGCTGGTGATAATACGATACCAGAAGACCAAAGAAAATCGGGTGTTGCTAAATTCACATTATTTGAACCTGCAAATGTAGGTAGTCCAACAGAATGGCAGCCATTAAAGAACAAAGTAGATACGCAATATGCTGCGTCTGTTCCATCGGGAGTCTTTACGGTTAATCTTTCTGTTATAGATAATACTAAAGCAATTGATGTTTATATCAATGAAGCACAACAATCATCTGTTCAACCAACAGGCTCACCTGCAATATTACCAACAACAGTATCGCTTACTACTAAGGAAAACGATATCGTTAAATTTGTACAAGCAGTCCCTACAGACGCAGATGAAATTGCCGCAGGCATAGCCGCAGAAACTTTATTGCAAGAATACGAATACACGACAGTAAATGAATTTGATTCTTTTGGTAGATTATCAAGCAAATACTATTTCTGGGTAGGTAGTAAAACTACTAAACCATTGGATAGAAATAGATTGATGTCTTTGGCAGAAGCAGAACAACAATTGGTAACTGTACCTAATGCGCATATGTTCTTCCAAAAACCATTACAGGCTGTAACTAATACCGAAGAAGGTAATTTAGTTAACCGTATCGAATACTTTGGTGGTGGTAGCCCACTTTCAAACGTTTATGGGCTTGGGTTGGTTATAGCAGAAAATACTACTATTATAGTAGAAGTTGACGGTGTTGATTTGGAGGATACGGATTATGTAGTCGCTACGGGTGGTTCCCCTCTTATAACAACAGTAACAATAACACCCGCGCCTGCCGCCGATGAAGAAATCAAAATTACGTACACTGGTGTTTATACTAGCGACATCGCCTTACCAGAAAGATTTTCACAGGTTATAATACGTGGCTTACAGGGTATTGTATTTGATGATAGTAGATATACAATTAGATTCACTCGTGACTTTACATTAAGAGATAACCTTGATGTGGTGAACGAAGAACTG